GTGGTAACCGCTTTGGCCTTCAGAATATGCCGCTTGACTGGACGGCATTCCAAGCAGCGCTCACCGTGGCGCAGTCTTGATCACCCCAGTTCGTAACTTAACTTTTTAGGAAATTTATCATGGCTCAGTTTAATTTTGACGCATCTACAGTTGCACCCCAACAGGCCACAGGCCCACTGCCTGCCGGCACATACCTAGCACACATCACCGAATCCGATGTGCAGCCATTGAAGTCTGGCAATGGCGAGGGCTTAAAGCTGACTTTTGAAATCATGGATGGCCAGTTCAAAGGCCGTAAGGTTTGGGAGAACCTGAACATTCGCCACAGCAACGAAGACACCCAGCGAATTGCACAGAGCCAGTTGTCTGCGCTTTGCCACGCTGTGAACGTCATCAAGTTGATGGACACTGCCGCCCTGCACTTTAAGCCAGTTCGCATCAACGTGACTGTGCGAGAAGCACAAGGCATTTATAAGGCTAGCAACAACATCAAGGGCTATGAGTCTGCCGGTGGTGGTATCAGCGCACCAGCTGCACCAGTGTATACGCCACCACCTGTGGCCGACACGCCTGCATGGCCAACAGCCGAGCAAGAAGCCGCCAAGTCCAAAGCACCAGCTTGGGCACGCAAATAATGGCTTTACTTCCACAATCAGTTACTGATCCTGTGGCCGATGCCATCTTTGCCTACTACAAGGCAAAGTATGGCGCGGAAGCCCAGCGCCCTTACCTTGGCGCATCTGCCATTGGTAAGCCCTGCCTGCGCCAGCACTGGTATTCATTCCGATGGGCTAAGCCTGCGCAGTTCTCTGGCCGGCTCTACCGAGTGTTTCAGTCTGGCCACTTACAAGAGCCAAGGGTTTATGCAGACTTAGCAAGCATTGGCTGCACGGTCTACCAGATTAACCCAACCACCGGCAAGCAGTGGTCATTTAGCGAAAGCACAACTGGCCACCACTTTCAAGGCAATGCTGACGGCATCATTACGGGCTTGCCGCAGGCGCCAAAGTCTCCGCATTTACTGGAGATAAAGACAGCATCTGACAAGATGTATAAGGAAATGCAGAAATCTGGCGTAAAGAAGGCCAAGCCCGAACACTACGCGCAGATGCAAATATACATGAAGTGGTCAATTGATCAGTTTGGTGAGGACGGCTGCCGCAGGGCACTTTATCTGGTGGTCAATAAAGACAATGACGACATCTACACTGAGCGCTTGGAGTTTGATGCCAAAGAAGCGCAGGCATTGGTTGACAAAGCCATGGCGGTGATCACCAGTGTTGAGCCGCCAGTTGGTGTGTCTACAGACCCAACATGGTTTGAGTGCAAGTTTTGTGATTACCAGGCTGTTTGCCATGGCACGGATGTACCGGCAACAACTTGCCGTTCTTGCGTCCACGCCACGCCAGAGATGGATGGCCAAGGCCGGTGGTCATGTGCGTCACTTGGCACTGACTTGACTACAGACCAGCAGCGCAAGGCTTGCAGCAAGCACCAGTACATTCCGATTCTTTTGGCTAAGACGGCCAATCCAGTTGACTTAACCCAAGACAATGGATTGGTTTACAAAACGCCAAACGGCAAGCAGTTTGTCAATGGTGATCCTGAACTGAACCCTGACTACATCAGCAGCGCTGAGATCCATGCCTGCAAGGATAAGATTATGTTGACAGACGAGCAGGCGCTTGATCTGCGCAAACAACATAACGGAAGGTTCGTATGAACACCCCACCAATTGACCAGATCACCTTGCGTGATTACTTTGCCGCGGCTGCCTTGACTGGCTTGCTGGCCAATGGCGACAGGAGAAGCGCTGTAGAAAACGCCTACGCCATTGCCGACAAGATGCTTTTGGAGCGTGATGATGATCCTGCGTGAGTACCAATCACGCGCTGTCAGCGACTTGTTTGGCTGGTGGACAAAGCACCAGGGGGATGCCGACATCCCCTTGTTGGTGTTGCCTACCGCCGCCGGCAAGTCGGTGATCTGCGCTGAGATTGTGCGCCAAATGTGGGATCAGTGGCCAGAGTTTCACCCGCGCACTGTGGTGCTAGTTCCATCTAAGGAACTGGCCGAGCAGAATGCGGCCAAGCTCAGAGCCTTACTGCCGCACACCATCAGCGTTGGCTTTGTGAGCGCAAGCCTGGGCACAAAGAGGTACACCGCCGATGTGATTGTGGCCACCATTGGCAGCATCCACAAAGCCGCGCACTTGCTTGGCAACATCAAGGCTGTGGTGATTGATGAGGCTCACCTAGTGAGCCAGAGGGCAAACGATGCAGGCATGTACCGCAACTTCTTGTCCAAACTCGGAGAGTTATGCAAATTTCGCATAGTTGGCATGACGGCCACACCGTTCAGGGGCAATCAGGTTTGGCTGACTGACGGTGACGATCCATTGTTCACCGGCATTGCAAGCCGTGTGTCCATGGGTGAGTTGCTTGCGCAGAAGTTCATTGCACCACTGGTTCCACCGGCTGAGAGAATCAGCACCCGCATCGATGCTAGCCACGTTGGCATCTCTAACGGTGACTACAAGGTTGGCGAACTATCCCGCGAGGTTGAGAAATACCTTGCTAAAGTGGCCATAGAAGCCACCAGAATCGCTTCAGAGCGCAAAAAATGGATTGCCTTTACACCGAGTGTCGCCAACGCTGAAAGCCTTGCAGACAAGCTAAATGAACTTGGCATTGTGAGCGCCGTTGTGTGCGGTGAAACACCAAAGCAAGAGCGCGAAGACTTAATTCGCCAGTTCAAGAACCACCAAATCCACTGCCTGGTTACTGTGCTGGCGCTTTCAGTTGGCTTTGATGTGCCAGATGTGGATTGCATTGTTTGGTGCAGGCCCACCAAGTCGCCCGTGCTTTATGTGCAGGGGATGGGCCGAGGCACGCGCATTGCAGACGGCAAGACAGACTGCCTGGTGCTTGACTTTACCGACACCGTTGAGCGCTTGGGGCCGGTGGACACGATCCAAGGCAGGGCTAAGAAAAAGTCTGGCTCCCAAGAGGCGCCCTACAGCATCTGCCCAGACTGCGGTGAACGCAACGCACCGGCTGCGCTTGTGTGTGTCCACTGTGGCGCCACGATCAGGGAAGAAGAAGCCAAGCCCATGGATGCCAAGGTATCTTATGCAGCCCTACTATCAAGCCAGACCGCGGCAGCCGAACTGGTGTGGCATGACGTAAGCCGAGTGGATTACAAGTTGCACCGCAAAGAAGGCAAGCCAGATTCAATGCGGGTTGACTACTACGGAGGCTTGCTTCGGGTTGCTAGCGAATGGGTTTGTTTTAACCATGTTGGCTATGCCAGGCAGAAGGCCGAAAACTGGTGGATGCGCAGGGAAAAAAAGTCTATCCCATCAGGCACACAAGAGGCAATTGATTGGGCCAATTTTTACGACATTGAAGAACCAGTCAGGATTGCAACCCGCAAAAATGGAAAATATACAGAGGTAAAAGAATATGAATTTAATCGAATTAAACGCAATCAAGAGGCATTTGGACAGCCAGGTCAAACAGATCAACACCATCCAAGTCAATTGCCGACAGTGCAACAACTTCGAGACAGGCATGTGTAAGCAATTTGGAGCAAAGCCACCACTAGAGTGGATCACCGGCACGGTTGAGTGCGAACACTGGGAATGGGATCAAATCCCTTTTTAAAGGAAAAATCATGGAAATACTAATTTACACCAAACGAAAATGTCCCAATTGCATTACGGCCAAAATGATTTTAAGGGCTGAGAATATTAGGTATGTTGAGATTGACATTGAATCAAATCCTGCATTGCTTAGTGATCTGCCAGAAAACTCACGCCAAATGCCGCAAATTTTTATTGATGACCAGCACGTTGGTGGTTTGGCCGGTTTACATGAAGCACTTCAAAAAAATGCCAAGACCAAAACCACTTGAACCCCTATTAGGACGACAAGTCCGAATGTCTGACAGACATTGGATGATCTTGCAAGAACTTGGCGGCGCTGAATGGCTGCGCAAGCAACTGGATAAGAACGCCAAGATGCCAGCCAAGTATTACCGCCGTGAATTAGATGCACCTTCAAAGAAAGAAACAAATGATTAAAGATGACGATGACATCCAAGATTACGTCCGGCCTTGGATTGGGCTGACGGATGAGGATGAAATTGATTGGGATGGAGGCGATCTTAAGTCTCTTATCAAAGCCATTGAAGCCAAACTAAAGGAGAAAAATACATGAGTTACATCGTGGCATCATTGCCGCCTATGAAATGCTTTGTGAAGCGTGAGTTTTTGTACAATGACCACAAAGGCCACAACGAACTTGAGCCTGCCATTTGGGTCAGTCTTAAAGCCTTGCGTGGGCAAGTGTTTCGCATTGAGTCATTGTTGCCGGCCTATGGCGCCTTGTATGACAAGCTGCCGATCCACGCCTACGTTTGGCACAAAGATGCAGGCAATCTGCCAATTGACACGCTCCAGCTGTGGGACTGCATGGGCTACCGCTTCACGGTCATTGAAAAGATTGGCTTGCGCAACCTAGGCGTAAAGTTTTTGGGTAAAGACAAAGAATGGCACTTTGGCCGCTACTTGTTTACGGTGGACTTCTGTGCTGACGGCATGGATTTAGACACCGGCTTTACCGAGCAGGCCGAGGAACACAAATCATTCAATTGGATTGCACTGGACAATGGCCAGTTTGCCTGCCAGCCAAACAACCGATGCCTGTGGTATGACCAAAGCCTAATCCCCGCTGAGACAAAGTTTTCTGATTTCCAAGCGGCGCAGCGTTTGTGGACAGTTGATGGCACACGCAAGTGGTCTGCCGGTGATGATTGGTTTTACGACATCAAGGAAAAAAGCACATGACTAACCAAAGCGGCTGGCGCAAACGCCAAATTCAAATGCCCAAGTTTGACATTTGGGAGCGCGAGAGCCTGGTTGATTTTGCTGGCGAGTCTTACGTCAAACTGTGCGAACAGGATGACATTATTCAGCAGTTGCAGTGCGACTTGAAGACCGCCATTGAGGCTTATCGCGCTGTGACTAAGCAAACGCCCTAGTACCAGCCTTGTCAATAATTAGCGTTTGTTTGCGTGGTTTGGCCTCTGGCGTGTTGGGTATGCTCACATGCGTCCAGCGGTCAAACTCGCGGATCACTTGATCAAACCCAAGGTCTGATGCAATGATTGCCCTGACCACTTGGTCTGGCGTCATGCCTGGCACACGGATGTCGGCAGCGCAACCAATCCGGTGCTGACTGGTGTCTTTGCTGCCTACCGCATCGTTAACCGCTTTACTGCGGAAAGCACTGTTGACCATAATTGGCTTACCGCCAAGTAGGGTCTTGAGGTTTTCAAGGAATTCAGCCAATCTTTGAATGTTTGCTTGTTCAGTTTCATTTGGGGTGTTCTCCAATGTTCGGTGGTCTGTGTGTGTCAGTTCTTCTAAAGTAAAGTGTTCGGTCAAGTTCATTTCACTGGCCCTGCTTTTGAAAGTAAATCTGTTTTAGCTTGCGATCCTGCGCTAGAGCCAAAATAATAAGCAATAATGCCAGTCCACGCTGTTCCCAAGCTGCCAAGCATCATCAAGATAGCTGGGTTATTGCTGTCAATTTTGTTAAAAAACATCATTACCATGATGCTAAAAAAACCAACGGTTACAGCGCCAGCCAAGATGGGCGGCATCATCGACCTAGTGGTGGCTTGCATTTCCCGTGCTGATTTTCTGTCCTCAACCTCTAATTTGGCAAAGTTTAAGCCTAGCTCTTGCGCTTGTTTTTGAAGTTCAATTTCGGCTATCTTGACTTGTGCGATCTGCTCAGCAGACAACTTGTTGTTGGCAATCATGTCCTGAACTTGGTCAGGATCGACACCAACAGCTTTTGAGATGGCTGAAACTGCCATGCCTGCTAATGGGCCACCAAGCGCCGTGGCAATTGTGGGTGCAATTTGTTTAAGCCAATCCATTATTGTTTACTCCTTGAAAGCATGGTTGCTGCAATTTCCATCATTGTTTTTGCTACCTGAATGTCGGCGGGTTCATTATCCCATCCCACAGTAATTTGGCCTACAAATCTGCTTGGGTCAGGCGGCACACTGACTCTGCAAGTGTAAGTAACACCCTTGGCGATGTACCACAAGCCCATCTCGGACTGCGCTGACTTGTACTCACCACAAGGTGTCTCGCCAGCCATTAACTTAACTACATCCGAATTGTTGCCTGCGTTCTGTGTAAACAGGCCCACATCCAGCCCATCGTTAACTTTGTCCCGGCCTTCTTTGGTGTAAGCGCGGTACAGCACTCTGGTTCCAAACATTGGGTTGACTTTAAACACCGCAACAATGGTAGCGTTAGTGGTTTTGAACAAATGGGCGGCAGCGTCTTCTACTCTGTCCTCAACAATGCTTGGCATCTTCTTAGACTCTTTGTACGCGCCCATCAACAGTTCTTGGTTCTGCCAAACAAAGTATCCAGAGAAGGCAAACACTGCCATGAGTATTAGCGCAAACAGCTTAAACGGGCTATCCACATAGGACAGCACCTTGCTTAATACATCTGCTGGCTTCTCGTCACTCATAGTCCAATCCAAGTAGTTTGTTCACCGCCCACACCTGTTGACAGCACAAAACTCAAACAGTTCGTATAAACCAAATGCAAACATCATCAAAACAAAAGCACCCGCTGTAAGACCAGCCGCTACTTCAAGTTCTTCTTGTGCTTTTTCCTTGCGTTTCTTTTCTTCCTCTTTGGCCTGCCTTGCGGCTATAGCATCATCCCTGTCCATCTCAGCAGCCCGTGATTTGATCTTGTTCCAAACGTCTATGTTGCCAGTCTGCATATAGATCAAAAGTAACTCAGCCTCCAGTTTGGCTGTCTGCATCAGCGCATTTTCTATCTGCATTGCCAATGCAAAATTAGACTTATTGCCTGACCGCTTGGCTTCAACCATCGCCTTGGTTGCAACGCTCTTGGCGTCAAACATCCGACTAACCATCACGCCTAGGCCACCTAGGTCATTTGCCACCTGTGCGGCTTTCTTAACAAGCCCTATGGCACTCTGAAGACCCGCTAGGGCTGTTAGAGGATCAATCATTTCCGTACAACCTTTTCCCACTGTAGGCAAACAACTTTGCGGTTATAAACATCACCCGTCCACGCCCACCGCACACAGCGGTATTCAGTCTTTCTGTCTTGGCTAGCTGCTCTTGGTAGAAAAACCAAAAAGAGCATCAATAGCCATTTCATTTACCACGCCCAACTCCATGCAATCATGTAAGTGCCAAAAATAACAAAAACCACAATACAGACCGCAGCAATGATTGCTTCGGCCCAGTCTTTCATTTGTCTACTTTATTGTCTAGTTTGTCAAAGATTTTGCCAAGCATTTCTTTAACGTCACGCATGTCAGCGCGGTAGTCATCACGGGTAACGTAATTGAGTGGCATAGCCCGAACGTCCGTGTCTAGGCGCTCCAAGGAACGGTAGATGTTGTTCAGTACCCAACCACCTAAGAACCCTGCCAGACTGACTGCAATGTTAAAAAGAACTTGGGAATCCATTATGGGTTGGCCATGCCGGTTAGGTCAATTTTGGGAACCAACGCATTTTGATTTTGCTGTTTTGGCGCCAATTGATTTGGTTGCTTTAAAGATTCTTTAAGTTGTTTTTTGTATTGCAGTCCACGCGCAAACTCGGCAGCCGTTTGAGTGCCAGGTATCTTAACCGGCAAGTTTTGCAAGGCTTCAAGGCCGCGTAAGACAGCGCCAGCCGTATTGGGGTAGTTAACCGCACCTGGCTCTTTAACCATTACATCGCTGATGCTTTGCTTTAAATCAAGAAGTTTGTCTCTGCCAGGCTTGCCAAACATGTAACTAAGTTTGTCTTCTCGATCAAGCTGAGTAACAAAATTATTAAAGTTATTTAAACGAATATCGTCTGTGTCATTACCTTTTTTAAGCAACAAATCTTTCATTTGTTGTAAGGTAAAGGCAGTCAATTCTTTGTAAGCCTGTTGACCTTCTTTGCCGCCTTTTTTGAGCAAATTAGTGACGGTTTTCATTTCTTCTAATGAACCATCAATGACAATATGTTTATAAACATCATCAAGCGCTACTTGACGATCTTTGTATCCAGCTTTTGTGCCAAGCAATTTGTCAACACGATAAACATCTTCAAAATCTTTTGCCAATTGCGTTCTGGCTTGACGAGCTTCTTGATATAACTTGCCACCAGCACCAGCGCTAATTTGATCAATTAAATCTTTTAATGGCCTTGCACTTGGCGAATCTTTAGCTGTGCCAATTACTTGATAAATATCGTCCAAATTACGAATTGAAATAGTCCCAGTTTTTTGTGGGTCATTCATGGCTAACAATTCAGCCACATCATTTAAAATTGGATCTAATTTTTCGCGGCGCGTAGGGCTTTTTGTTCCAATGTAATCAAGCAAATTTTGATAAGGAACTTGTTCTAAAGTTTCGCCAGCATTATCTGCTTTGGCATATTTTGCTTTGTAATCATCAAATTTTTTGGTATATAAGTTAACCATGGTTTTATCAACCAAAGTACCAAGTGCGCGAGGGTTACTGCGATCAAAAGCCAACCCTTCTTCTCCAACAACTTGATTTGTCATGCGTTCAAATTGATTCAAAATGTCTTCTTTTTGACCAACTTTAAACGCACCATATTCTCTGCCTAATTTACCTTTAACATCTTCAGAAACGCCAGGCAACGCGCCACGTTGAACATCTGACTCAAACTGTTGTTTTTGTAAATTCTTTTCACGTTCACCAGCTGTAGCACGAATACCAAATTGCTCCAACCGTTGCTGACGCATCAAATCTTCAGCCGTACTAGCCGCGCCCATGCCAACCATAGCAGGCTGTTGTTCGCGTGTCATTGCTTTAGCCAAAGCATTTTGCACTGGTGTAACCACTTGGCTTACAACAGGACGAGCCAATGCACCGGCTTGCATCATGGTGGCAGGCGCCAAAGCGTTAAGGGTTGTACCAACAGAGCCAAGTGTTGGTGGCAAAGTGCTAGTAACTGGTTGCAAGAACTCACCAACAGCGCCCAAGGCTTCTCTAGCCGTCTGTGTGCGTGGTTGATACTGAACAGCTTTCATGGCTTCTTGGCCAGCGCGGATGCCTTCTTGAGTGCCGTATTTACCACTAGCCAAAGTGCCAGCAATACCGACAATGGGTGCAATTGCACCGCCGGCCAACGTAGCACCAAACGCCAATGGCGTTTCAATCACACCCATAATGCGGTCACGCATAGACACTTCTGGTGGCTTGACACCAGTTACAACATTTTCAGCGCCTGGTATTGCCGCAGCCGAACCCAAACCAATGGTCTTGTAAAAGTCCATTTTAGGCATTTTTGAATAGAATTTTTCATGCAAAGAATCAGCCAGCTTTATATCTGGCACTTCATCATATTGAGGAAACTGTGCGCGAAACTCTGCAAGTGTGGCCATTATGGTTTGCCTCCCAAAAGCCCCAACGGATCATTTGCGGTTGCACCTGATATGCCACCAGCCGCACCGCCTGGCAACCCCTCAAGCGCTCTTCTTGATGCTTTAGGCACACGGCCATAAGTAGTTTCAAGATTAGTTGTGCTGCGTTTCAACATGTCTTCAATGACTTTGGTTTGTTCATTAAAACCTTGTTTGGTTGTAAACTTTCCAGACCACGAAGCAGGGTTAGTTATTTGCGACTCAATAATTGACATGTCAGGGCCAGTCAATGCGCCAAGGGTGTACAAATCTTTGACGCCCATTAACAGTGCCGTGTACTTTGATGTCATGGCGGCTGTGTCTGCACCAGATGGTAGAAATTTAGCGCCTGTAAATAAATTTTTGTTGGTTTCTTCTTTAAAGTCTTTAAGTGATCCAGCCAAACCAGCCAATTGCATGTCTGTGTCATTAAACTTAGCAGGAGCTTCTTTTTTGCTACCAACTGGCTGACCAGGCATTCTTGCACCAACCTCGGCAGGCACAGGCATAGCCGCAGGCGCAGCAGTCCGGTCAAGCACACTTGCCATGCCAGGAATGGCGGCAACGCGCTGACCAGGCAATGCAGCAGGTGGCTGACGCATCATGCTTGCGCTTGGTGCGGCTGCGGGAGCAGCTTGGAAGCCAGTTGGGCCGTACACCACAGGAGTGGCCACGCCAGTTCTAAGATTGACTGCCAACAAGCCACTTGGATCTTCTTGGATTGATAAGCCAGGGTTAGCCTGCTCAAACGCAAATTTTTCTCTTGCCAAGTTAAGTTGTCCAGCAGAAGTTGTTGCCTGTCTTGCCGCAGTAAGATCAGCAAAAGTTTGGGTTTTGGATACAGCCCCGCCAGAAATTGGCATACCATAGCCTGGCATCATTGGGTTGTCTTGGATAGTTTGAATTTGACCACCAATGTCCCGATCGCGTGTTTTTGGCAACATAAAACCAAGTTTGTCTTTAGCGTCCACAAGGCCTAAAACTTTTTCAATTCGGTATTCTCTATATTGCTCTGGAGTCATGCTTTGAAGTTTCTGTGCTTCTGCGGCTGCAGTAGAAAAATCAAAATAACCTTTTGTAACACCATCATTGAGTTTTTTAATTGCATCTTGTGGTGTTGGCGAATCACCTAAAGACTTTAATCCATAATTAAGTTTGTCTTGAGTCAACTTAAATTGGTCTTTTTCAATTTCACCTTGGGTTTTTTTGGCGGTAAGCGCAGCAGCTTCAGTTTCGCGGCGTGTTTTTTCAATGCCTGGAATTTGTGACCCGCCACCGCCCCTTGCCAAAAGACCGGTCAATTTGTTGTAATTGATTGTGCCGGTATTAGGGTCAATAGATTGACTATAAGCATCAGCTAACACATTTTGCGTTGCTTCGGCACGTTGAGCAGCGCCAAGTTGATACTGCGCCAATTGATTTTGATTTTGCGCGTTTTGAATCTGCGCAATCTGGCCATATTGCGCCAACGGATTGGGCATCTCAAGTTGTATTGGCCGAACGCCAAGAGAAATGTTTGGATCAAGTGCCATGTTTAATAATCTCCTTCACCAAACGTACCGCTGCCGCTGCCGCCAAAATTAACAGATGGGCCGCCATACATAGAGCCACGATTTTTTAACGCTTGTTGCAACAATGAGTTTTGTGCTTGATTTTGGCTGTAGTTCATATACGTGCCCAAACCACCCGTAAAGGCATTAGCCATACCAACTTGACCCGCCGCTTGAGCCGCGCCAGCGCCGGTCATTAGGTTGCCTGCGCTGGTTGCATAGTTTTGGCCAGCTTGACCGACTAAATTAGTAGCAGTTTGACCAATGCCTGCCAAGCCTGCTTGACGGTTGTACAACTGGTTTTCGCTGGCTACGCCAGTGTTATATCCAGTCAATGCGCGGTTGTAAGCGTTGCCAAATTCTTGCGACCCCATTTCTTGACCAAATCGAGTAGCCGCTTTTAAAGCGCCGCCAGAAATCAAACCACCACGAGCAGCGGCTTGACGATCAAGCGCTTTTTGGCCTTCGGACAATCGAAATGCGTAGCCTGGGTCAGCTTGATAATCGCCTGCGCCAAACTTAAACGCGCCAGGCACATTGCCTGCTGTACGTTGCAGTTCTGCTAATGCGTTATAACCCGCCTGACGATAGGGCGCTTGATCTGCGCGTGTTTGTTGAAATTGTTCTGCTTGAAGTTCAGCAGCGCGGTCAGCCGCCGCTGCCTGTGTTTTAGCTGCGCTTTTAGACGCGCTTGCGCCAAGTAAGGCGCTTCCACCAATTGCTAGGGCCGTCATCCATGGCATATTAGTTCTCCTGTAGGCACTGGGCCAGTTCTTGTGCTTGCGCAACATTGCTTGGCACAATTAAAACTTCATCAATTTCATCCATATCAGTGCATTCTGTTGCATGAATGCAGTACCACACAACATCTGTAAGCGATTTTACGCCATGATGTTTATTTGCTTCAATGGTTAAACAAGCTGGCGCGTGAATAATTTTGCGCTCGTCATCTACCATCAATTCAATTGAACCACTGGCAAGGATCGACAAATGGCTAAATTTGTGCTTATGCTGGACAAGCACATGACCCGCAGGAATGCGCGTTTCCTTTGCGTAAACCCCCGCGCTAAAGTGGTGGTTAATCATTAAGTCACCTCACGCCCAGAAACGCGAATGTTGATTGCGCTGGCTGTTCCGGCAATTGTACTGATAAAGTCGCCAACGCCAAGCACTTGGCCAACCAGCTCAGGGAACGTGTAAACCTCAGACACCTGCAAGGTCTTGGTCTTGGTGATCAAGTTGGTATTGCCAGCAGAGCCTGCGGTTGTGACCAAGTTTACGCTGATCGTGGCAGCAGACGCGCTAATATTAGTAGCCGTAAACTTGTCAATGATGGCAGTAACGCCAGTTGCGGTGTACTGGGTGACTTGAGTTGCTTCGGCAAATTTAGCCGGTACGAGGACTTTGACGGTGACTGTCATGATGTTCCTTATGTTGGCGCGGTGAACGCCGTAATCAAACCGTTTGAGAACGTCAAAGAACCATCAGTTCCCAAAGCGGTAATTTTTGCCAATGTTACAGAACCAGTTGAACCTGTTGTGGAAAAACTAGCATCAATTGTAATTGAGCCTGCGCCGTTATTGATAGTAATATTTGTTCCCGCTGTTAACGTAGCTTTGCTAAGTGTATTACCCGTGCTATTGCCAATTAACAGTTGACCATTAGTAAATGTTGTTTGGCCCGTACCACCAGACGCAACAGGTAGTGTTCCCGTGGTCAAAGCAGTTGTAGATGTGGCATACATCGCGCCGCCAGACGTGAATGATGACAAGGCTGTACCGCCCGACGCCGTAGGCAATGGCGGCACTAAACCAGATATTTTGCCGCCAGTAATATTGACGTTCTCAGCATTTTGCGATGCAATAGTTCCAATCTCTAGCCTTGGCGCAGTTTCTACTTCTTGTTTTAAAGCCGCTAAGTCAGCGCTTAAATCAATTGGCAATGGTTGCGTTTCTACAGTTTGAGCCAATGATTGAAGCGCTGCGTCATAAGATGCAATCAAAGATTCAGAGTTTGGGCCAACAAGATCGTCAACAACCGTAGTTGCAATGTCATTAAGCGACAAGAAAAATAAGTACCAAGCGCGGTCAATCAAACCCGTGCGAGGGTCAACCATCGGCACTCGCGGCGGCGTGATTGGCGTTGGCGTAGCGTTAGGGCTAGGCATTTGTTGGACTCAGAATAAGTTCTGCACCCATGATGGCAATCTTCACAGGGTCAGTGGCAGACACCTCATACACTCGGTCACGCAACTTAGTAGTCATGCCAAGCCGCCGCCAGATTACACGTTTGTAATATTGACCAATCTTGCCCATGGAT